TCAGCTCAACAAACACTTGCTACTGGTGGTGGGTGTATAGCATTATCTACTCCTTATGGTACAGGTAATTGGTTTCATCAAACATGGGTTAGAGCTGAAAATGGTGAAAACCAATTTTTACCTATTAAATTACCTTGGTTTGTTCATCCTGAACGTGACCAGGATTGGAGGGATTCTCAAGATGAATTATTAGGTGATCCTAGAATGGCAGCACAAGAGTGTGATTGTGATTTTAGTACTTCAGGAGATATTGTATTTTATCCTGAGTATATAGATTTTTATGAAAAAACATACATTAAAGACCCATTAGAAAGAAGAGGAGTAGACCAAAATTTATGGATCTGGGAACCAGCTGATTATTCTAGAACTTATATGGTTGTAGCAGATGTAGCTCGAGGTGATGGGAAAGATTATTCTGCATTCCATATTATAGATGTTGAAAATAATGTTCAAGTAGTTGAGTATAAGGGTCAAATTGGCACTAAAGAATATGGTGAATTACTTTATAGAATTGGTGTTGAATATAATAATGCTTTAATGGTAGTTGAAAATGCTAATATTGGTTGGGCTACTTTACAAGTATTAATAGAAAATAATTACCCAAACCTTTATTATTCACCTAAGAGTGGAAACATAACAGCTGATTCGTATTTTGACCAATATATGGATACAAGTAAAATGACTGCAGGGTTTACTATGTCATCAAGGACAAGACCAATGACAATTGGTAAGTTTCAAGAATACATTAGTGATAAAGGAGTTACTATCCAATCAAAAAGATTAATAGATGAAATGAAAGTCTTTATTTGGAAAAATGGTAGAGCAGAAGCTCAAATTGGTTATAATGATGACTTGGTTATGTCATTCTCTATTGCTATGTTTATGCGTGATACTGCTTTTAAATTTAGACAACAAGGTATAGATTTAACTAAAGCATCTTTAAATGCAATGAATAAATCAACAACCGCTTATACAGGTGTATATTCTAGAAATAGTGTAGAAAACCCTTATAAAATAGATAACCCATATGGGGGAAAAGAAGACATTAGTTGGCTTCTTAAGTAATATTTATAACAATAATATAATAAAAAATGGCTGATAAAAGTGTATTTACAAGATTAAAAAGATTATTCTCTACGGATGTTATTATTCGTAATGTAGGAGGTAATCAATTAAAAGTAATTGATACAAACTCAATCCAGCAAGCTGGTGAGCTTGAAACTAATGCTCTTACAGATAGATTTGCTAGACTATATACTACAAGTCAATATCCCTATAATAATTTAGCATTTAACTATCAAACAATGAGAGTTGAATTGTATGGGGATTATGAAGCTATGGATACTGATGCTATTGTAGCTTCAGCTCTTGATATTATTGCTGATGAAAGCACCTTAAAAGATGATATGGGTGAGGTATTAAGTATTAAATCACCTGATGAAGATATCCAAAAAGTATTATATAATTTATTTTACGATGTTCTTAATATTGAATTTAATTTATGGATGTGGGTTCGCCAAATGTGTAAATATGGTGATTTTTTCCTTAAATTAGAAATTGCTGAAAAGTATGGTGTTTATAATGTTATTCCTTATACAGCTTATAATATATCAAGAATAGAAGGATCTGATCCAGATAATCCAAGTCAAATAGTTTTCCAATATGACCCAAATGGCCAAGGTGCTGGTGGTACTTATGGAGGATATGGTACTGTAGTTGGTTTAGATACAGAAAATGGTAATTATATTTATTTTGATAATTATGAAATGGCTCATTTCCGTTTATTAGCAGATGCTAATTATTTACCTTATGGTAGATCATATATTGAACCAGCTCGTAAATTATATAAACAATATTCATTAATGGAGGATGCTATGTTAGTACATAGAATCGTTCGCGCACCTGAAAAACGTATTTACTATATCAATGTTGGAGGTATTCCACCAAACGAAGTAGATGCATTTATGGAAAAAACAGTTTCTAAAATGAAACGTGCTCCATATATTGATGAACAAACAGGTGATTATAACCTAAAATATAATATGCAGAATATGATGGAGGATTTCTTCATCCCAGTTAGAGGTAATGATTCTGCTACTAAAATTGATACTACAAAAGGTTTAGATTATGATGGTATTGCTGATGTTGAGTATTTAAGAGATAAATTATTTGCGGCATTAAAAGTACCTAAAGCATTTTTAGGGTATGATGAAACAACAGAAGGTAAAGCTACATTAGCAGCTGAAGATATTCGTTTTGGTCGTACAATTGATAGAATCCAAAGAATTGTAACATCAGAATTATATAAAATAGCAACAGTACATTTATATACTCAAGGATATACAGGAGAACAATTATCAAATTTTGAATTAACTTTAACTACTCCATCAATTATATACGATCAAGAACGTATAGCATTAATGAAAGAAAAAGTAGATTTAGCTGCTCAAATGATAGAAACTAAATTACTTCCTACAGATTGGATTTATGATAATATCTTTAGATTTAGTGAAAATGAGTATGATGAATACAGAGATCTTATTAGTGAAGATGCTAAACGTAGATTTAGATTAGCTCAAATTGAAGCTGAAGGTAATGATCCAGTTGAAACTGGTAAATCGTATGGTACTCCACATGATTTAGCTTCATTATATGGGAAAGGTAGATATGATTCGGATCCAACAAATGTTCCTGATGGTTATGATCAAGGTACTATTGATCCTAAATTAGGTCGTCCAAAAGAAAAAGTGTCAAATCGTAATACCCAAGATAGTGCTTTTGGGAAAGATAGATTAGGTGCTAAAGGAATGAAAAATGACCCAAATGAACCTAAATCATCTTATAAAGGAAAATCTCCTCTTGCGTTAGAAACATTATTAAGTAAAATTCCTATAAATACTAAAAAGTTAGTATTTGAAAATGATAATAAAGGAGATTCGCTCCTTGATGAATCTAATATTAAGGAACAATAATCTCTATATATTTATAATCAAACCCTCTTAAGGAATGAAATTTAAACATTCAAAATATAAAAATACTGGTATTTTATTTGAACTACTAGTTAGACAAATTACATCAGATACTTTATCTGGAAAATCATCACCCGCAACAGGGATTATGAAAAAATATTTTGTAAAATCTGAATTATCTAAAGAATATAGACTTTATGAAATTTTATTCAAAAAAGTTGGTTTAACAGAAGGAAAAGCTGATCTAGTAGTTAATACAATTTTAGAATCAGCTAAAAAATTAAATAAATCTTCCCTAAAAAGAGAAAAATATAATTTAATTAATGAAATAAAAAAACATTATAATTTAAATGAGTTTTTTAAAACTAAACTCCCACATTATAAAGTTCAAGCTTCATTATATTTGTTAATGGAAATTTATAATAATGAAAAATTAACAAATCCTACAACAATTATAGATCATAAAGTTACTTTATTAGAACATCTTACATCTAAATCTATAAATAAAAAACAAGTTGAAGATAATCTTATAGAAGAATTTAAAAATTACGATAAAGATCTTCGTATGTTAACTTACCGTGTAATTTTAGAAAAATTTAATGGTAAATATGATAAATTAAATTCAAACCAAAAAACAGTTCTTAAAGAATTTATTGAATCAGTCGATTCAAACCCAGCATTAAGGGAATTTTATAATTCTAAAATTAATGAAATTAAATCTACACTTACTAAATTAAATAAAAGTGTTAAAGATGCTGCGGTTCAAATTAAATTAAAAGAAACTATAAATATCATTACTGAAGCTGATAAAAATTCAAAAATAAATGATAATCATTTAGTTAATTTGTTACAATATTATTCATTAGTAGAAGAATTACAAAAAACAAATGGCTGATATAGATACTTCAAATATTTTAAAACCTAAAGATGTAAAACCTTCTTTAATTAAAAGGTTAGAAACAGCTTATGGTCCTGTGGATATGAAAAATGATTTCTTTTCTGCTAATTTAGATACTTATTTCAAAACAGATGAAATAAACCCAGAAACAAATTCTGTCCAACATAAAATAATTAAGTTAGCTTCATTTGGTGATTCATTAGAAAAAATGTCTAGTGCCGTTAAAGCATTAAAAATATTAATGACTACTGATGAGGCAGAAAAAGATCAAAATATTAGAGATGTTGCTCGTAGTTTAAAAGATGTGTTTAATCAATATAGATCACATTTAAGAAAAAACTATCCTGACCAATATGAAGAAATTAAAAGACAATTAGAAGAAATGTCTACCTCAGCAGCTGGAGGATCTTATTTAACACCATATGCTTTTAGATTAAAAGGGTCTAAACCAAATGATGAAGCTTATAAAGAATTAGGATATAAAGAAGTTAAAGAAGGAATAGGTGCTGATTTAGGTCCAGGCCCTAAAGCATCTGAGGATGGAGTTAAAGATAATTATTACGTAAAAGCATTTAAGTATAAATTAGTACCTAAAGATAGAAATGGAAACTATGTTCAGAAAGGTTCTGGATTAGAAGTTAAAAATTTATTTAAAGAAGAAGAAGGACAATCTGTAAAGGATTTCCACCATAAACGAATGGAAGGGTTTGATCGTATAGGAGATTTATTAGGTCAAATTCAACCTTTACTTAAAGACGCTAAAAAAGAAACAGAAGATTATTATATAAAAAACCCAAAATCATATGCAGTAGTATATGGAACAGATTTAATCGTTGATTATTTAAATGATATTATAAGTATTTTAAAAACAGAAGAATGAAAACATTACAAACTCAATATAACCTTATTAAAGAAGGAAAAGGACATAAAGATGTCTTTTTAAAAGAAGCAAAAAGAATGTTCCCTAACGGAATTAGAAAAATTGCTAATTTTGATGAAGCTACAAATGAACTTAAAAGAAGAGGCATCATTTCAGAAAATTATGTAGATTTGCAACCTATTAATAATATTTCTACTCCTAAACAAGGATTTGAAAATGCATTTTCTTCATTTTTATCTGAAGAAGCTAAAGCTGTAGAAAAGAAAGTATCTAAAGAAGTAGAAGAAGATGCATCTCACGGATATGATACAGCTGATAAAGATAATCAAAATAATTTAATTTTCGACCAATTCCAAAATGGTGTATATTTTGAAGCAAAACAAGCACCAGAAAAAGATTTAGAAGATATTAAAAAGATAGTACAGAAAAATTTAGAAAAAGATCCAATTTACTATACTAAAAATGGAATGTTTGGGGTTGAAGCTGGTTATACTGAAGATGCTGTAGCTTTAGTACCTAAAGAAGTTAAATCTAAAGATGGAAGTGGATATGGTGATGCTACTAAAAAAGATTTTCCTGAAGGTGAAGTAGCAACAGGATATATTGAATTAAAAGAAAATAAAATGATCTCATTATTAAATCTTATTAACGAAAACGAAGAAGGTAAAAAACCTAAAAAAGCTAAAAAAGAATCAATTGAATCTAAATTATCTGAAATTGAAAAAGCAGGTAAAGTTACTACATTGGAAATGCAAATTGAAGCTTTAGATGAAATTATTGAAAGTAAAAAAGAAAGAATTTCAATGGTTACTGAAGATGATAGTTTATCTGAATTAGTAGATAAAAAGAAAATGAAATTAATGCAACGTGAAGTTAAAGACCTTGAAAAAAGAAAGGCTAAAATGGAAAAACTTTACGAAAAAATGTGTGGTAAATCTTATACTAAAGAAGAAGTAATAGATGAAATGGATGCTACTTCTTGGGATTTAAAGAATGGCACAGGTATGGATGTAGCCCCAGATTTATCTTTAAATAAATAAAATATCAGATCTATGAGTAAATTATTAGTAGAAACTCAACTTTTTAAACCTAAAGGTATAATGCTTTCTGAAGGAAAAACATCAGAAAGAGGCTTACCTTTAGTTGAAGGTATTTTAGCGACGGCTGAAGTTAAAAATGGTAATGGTCGTTATTACTCAAAAGATTTATGGGAGCGCGAAATAGATAAATACCAAAACCTAGTTAAAGAACATAGAGCTATGGGTGAATTAGACCACCCAGATTCTACAGTAATTAATTTACAAAATGTATCTCACAATATAGCTGATATGTGGTGGGATGGAGATAATGTAATGGGTAAAATTGAAATCTTACCTACCCCAGCAGGTAATATACTTAAAGCATTAGTTGAAAGTGGTATTACAGTAGGTGTATCTTCTCGTGGTATGGGTTCATTAGAAGATAAAGGTGGTATATTAGAAGTACAAGACGATTTTGAATTATTATGTTGGGATTTTGTTTCAACACCTTCTAATCCAGATTCATTTATGCATTTAATTAAAGAAGGTTTAGATTTTACTTCACAAAATAAATATTCTAAAGTTAATTCTATTATAACAGAAATACTTTGCTCCAACGGGCAGTGCCCGATTATATAACCCTCCCCCCCTTAGGATTTTATTCCTTTGGTTAAGCCCGCGAAAGCGGGCTTTTTTTTTTCTTTGCGATTTTAAAATATTTTCATATATGTATCATTATACGTGAACAATATACCATCTCATATGGTATTCACTTAAATTAATCTAAATTACGATTCCTAATAATCGTACTCCACAAACAATTAAATTTTTTGGAAAAATGAACAACAGAGAAATGTTTAAAGAAGCAATCGCTGATGCAAAAGCTGTTAAAGAAATGGCTATCGCAAACGCAAAAGCTGCTTTAGAAGAAGCATTCAACCCACAACTAAAATCTATGTTTGCTGCAAAGCTACAAGAGATGGATGATATGGATGAAGGTGCTGAAGCTGAAGTAGAAGAAGGTTACGGTAAAGATGCTGTCGAAGAACTTTCTAATCCTGTAATGCGTCATGGCCTTAAAGGTGATGATGAACCAGAACGTGAAACTGAATACATGCGTAGCATGGAAGAAGGTGACAAAGAGGAAATGGATGAAGAAATGGACTTAGACGAAATTTTATCGGAACTAGAAAAAGAGTTAGATGAAAACGCTCGTACAGATGCTGAAGAAGAAGGCTACTTAGATGGTATGAAAGACGAAAAAGAGGACTTGAAAGAGGACGAACGTACTGATGCTGAAGAAGAAGGCTATTTGGATGGTATGAAAGACGAAAAAGAGGACGAAGAAGACAAAGACGAAGATGAAGAAATTGATCTAGAAGATATGTCAGAAGACGACCTTAAAGATTTCATCGAAGACGTAATCGCAGACATGGTCAAAGCTGGTGAATTAGAAGCTGGTGAGGAAATGGATGTTGATGACGAAGAAGAAGTAGATATTAACGTTGAAGACGACGTTGAAATCACTGAAGAAAAAGAAGAAGTTGAAGAAAAACAAGGGTACAACGACAGATTAGATGATGCTGAAGGTGCTAAACATGGTAAAAAGAAACAAGATATGGCTCAAAGAAGAGCTGATTCTGAAAACATGGAAAAAGCTGACGGTAAAAGAAAATATGCCGGTGATTCTAAAATGGATGAAGCTAAAGATGAAATGGATGAAGATCTTTATGAAACTAAAGAAGAATTAAAAGAAGCTTATGCTACTGTTAAAACTTTAAGAAGTGAATTAAATGAAATTAATTTATTGAACTCTAAACTTCTCTATACTAACAAAATCTTCCGTTCTAAAAATTTAACTGAGAGCCAAAAAACAAAAGTACTTAGTGCATTTGATAAAGCTCAAACAGTTAAAGAAGTTAAACTAGTATTTGAAACAATTTCTGATAATTTAGCAACCACTAAAAAATCAGTAGTTAAAGAAAATCTAGGTAGAGCTTCAAAATCAGCTGGTGTAGCTCAAAAGAAACCTATTATGGAAGTTAATTCTCAGGTTTCTAGATGGCAAAAATTAGCTGGAATTAAGTAAAAAATAAGTATAATTTTAAAACAAAAAAAAAACAATGTCACAATTAAATTCATTATTAGAGTCATCTGCTGGTTCATGGAAGAACCTACAGTCAGATGCTGCCAGATTAGCTGGCAAATGGAATAGAACAGGATTGTTAGAAGGTCTCGATAACGAGATTGAGAAAAACAATATGTCTATGATCCTTGAAAATCAGGCTAAGCAATTAGTAACTGAGGCTTCACTTTCAGGTGGAGGCGTAGCTGGAGGTACTTTTACCCCAGGAACAGGTGAACAATGGGCTGGTGTAGCACTTCCAATGGTACGTAAAGTATTTGGACAAATTGCTGCTCAAGAGTTCGTATCAGTTCAACCTATGAACTTGCCTTCAGGTCTAGTTTTCTTCTTAGATTTCCAGTACGGAACTACTAAAACTCCTTTCACCGCAGGTGGAGATGTTTATGGTTCAGGTTCAATGTACGGTTTGACTGAAGGAGATGCTCCATCAGAAGGTCTTTATGGTGCTGGTAGATTCGGATATTCTATCAATAACACTGCTTCTGTAGGTATTATAGTTTCAACTTCAAGTTCAACAACTTGGGAAGACTTTAACTACGATGCAGCGTTTAGTGCTTCTGCAATTGACGGAACTTACAAGAAACTTGCTGTTGCTAAAACTGCAATTCCAAATGGTGATTTCTTAGGTTCAAGAGCATTTATCATTTCTGGTTCAGGTGGTATCAACAACGAAGGTATTCTTCAAACGTTTACTAGAAACACTGATACTGAAGTAATTTTCTTCTCTCCAAACAACAACTTGGCAGCAGATGATACACTTACTTACCAGTTACAACCTCTTGATAACGAGCGTGGTGATTTCGAAGATCAAAACGACGTATTGAATGGTAATAACTCTCCAATTTCTATTCCTGAAATCAACGTTAAGTTGAAATCTGAAGCAATTGTTGCTAAGACTAGAAAATTGAAAGCTGTTTGGACTCCTGAGTTTGCTCAAGATTTGAACGCTTACCAATCTTTAGATGCTGAAGCTGAATTAACTTCAATTATGAGTGAATATATCGCAATGGAAATCGATTTAGAGATCCTTGATATGTTGATTCAATCTGTACCATCTTCAAATACTGAAGTATGGTCAGCTAAAAACAATGAAGCTCTTTCAGGTGCTACAACTACTGATTTAGGTTTCTATAACTCACAAGGTCAGTGGTTCCAAACTTTAGGAACTAAATTGCAGAAAGTATCTAACAAAATTCACCAGTTAACTCTTAGAGGTGGTGCTAATTTCTTAGTATGTTCTCCAACTGTTGCTACTGTATTAGAATCAATCCCAGGATTTGCTTCTAACTCAGATGGTGATGCTGCTAAAATGAAGTATGCGTTTGGTGTACAAAAAGTAGGTGCTATTAATAGCCGTTACGATGTATACAAAAACCCATACATGACTGAGAATACAATTCTTATGGGTTACAGAGGTAGCCAATTCTTGGAAACTGGTGCTGTATTTGCTCCATACATTCCATTAATTATGACTCCTCTAGTGTACGATCCAGATACATTTACTCCACGTAAAGGTCTCTTAACTCGTTACGCTAAGAAGATGATCCGTCCGGAATTCTATGGTAAAATTGATGTTGCAGGTTTAAATACTCTGTAATCAATTGAACTAATAGTTTAGTCAAATGAAATTAAGCCCCGCGCAAGCGGGGCTTTTTTTTTAATATGTATAACTGAAAGAGTTATTACATAAAAAACGTAAATTATGGCATCGAAACCTCACACAGATGAAGTTCATAGAAAACAAAGAGTAGTGAAAAACCCCATTAAATTTAAAATTACATTAAACGAAGAACAAAAAGAAGCTAAAGCTAAAATATTAGAAAATACTATAACGATGCTAGCTGGTAAAGCAGGTTCGGGTAAAACATTATTGGCGGTTCAAGTTGCTTTAGATGGTCTTCTTAGAAGACATTATGAAAAAATAATTATCACTAGACCTACAGTATCGAAAGAAGAAATAGGATTCTTACCTGGTGATTTAAGAGAAAAAATGGATCCATGGATTCAACCAATCTATCAAAACATGTTTGCTTTATATGATAAAGTAAAAGTAGAAAAACTTATTGAAGATGGCAAAATTGAAATTGTACCTTTAGCATTTATGAGAGGTAGAACATTCTTAGATTCATGTATAATTGTAGATGAAGCCCAAAATGTTACTCATGAGCAAATGGAAATGATAGCAACTAGAATTGGTTTGCGTTCTAAAATGATTATATGTGGTGATGATCATCAAGTTGATTTAAAATCAAAACGAGAATCTGGATTTAGATTTTTATATAAATCAATGCGTACAATTAAAAACGCAATTGGAATAACATTATTACAAAACCATAGAGATCCAATTGTAGATGATTTAATTCAAGTATATGAAGAAGCAAGTGCTCAAGGTATTAAATTAGGATCATCAGGTAGTAGTGGAAAATCAAAAAAATAATAATTAAACAACCCTTTCTAATATTTATAACCAAAAAAGCATGGCATCTACACTAACACCTAGTACTTTTCAAGTTAAAATAAAAGAAGAGCACGTTATTAAAAATGTAAGAACTATTAATGAAACTTTCTATAGAGTTGCTGATGTAACTAATGTAGATAGAAGAATAGTAACTTGTCCTGAAACAACTTCTATCAATTTAATAGACTTTAATGGTCCCAACCCCGGAGCTGGTTTATTTCCTTCAAGTAGTGTAAAATATGCTAGAATTACTAATTTAGATAATTCAGCATCTTTAGCAGTTACTTTTGAAAACTCAGATGGAGCTTATTGGACCCAAGATTTAACACCAACTTCCTCACTTATGTGGGCAAGTGCAAATGCTACTGGTAGTCAATTTAATGGTGGGTTTTCAGGTTCAGCCTTAACATCAGTTGATGTTTTTGCTATTAGTGCTAGTATAGATGTAGAATACGTGCTTGTAAACGCTTAATAAAATATCATGAATATACCAATATGGCCAGGATCAAGTTCATTCCACCCAGGAGAAACACCTTTTGGGTTTTATGATAATGATTTAGAATTTGAAAAAGATGCAGATAAAGTAGCAAAATTTTGTGCACAAAGATTAGGATATCCTATTGTAGATATTGAACTTCAAGATATTCAATTTTATACCGCTTTTGAAGAAGCTGTTACTGTGTATGGTAATGAAATCTATGCTTATAAAGTAAGAGAAAATTATCTTTCTTTAGAAGGTGCTGATGATACTGTTGATATTAATGAAAAAATCATTACCCCAACTTTAGCACGTATAATTGCTATTTCAGAACAATATGGTGTAGAAGCAGGTTCAGGAGGAAATGTTGATTGGTATGATGGTATGATTGACCTAGAAGAAGGAAAACAAGAATACGATCTAAACGAATGGGCTGATAAAAATATCCCTCATTATAAAAAAGGTGATCTTCAAATTATGAGAGTATTTTTTGAAGCAACCCCTGCTATTGTAAGATATTATGATCCTTTTGCAGGTGGTGGTGCTGCAGGAGGAGATATATCAGCAGGATTAGATACATTTGGGTTTGGAGCCTACTCAGCTGCAGGACTTGATTTTGTATTAATGCCTGTTAATTATACTATTGCAACCGTTCAAGCTATTGAATTTAATGATACAGTTAGAAGATCTAATTTTTCGTTTGAAGTACATAATAATAAACTAAGAATATTCCCAATCCCACGTAATATAGCTGGGGGTACTTATAAATCTAAATTAAAAATTCAATATCTTTTAAAATCAGAAGAAGCTGATGCTGCTTTTGTTGATGGTAATGGAAGAATTAAAGTTATTAGTGATGTACCTTATGTAAACCCCATATATTCAGATATTAATTCTGTAGGTAGAAGTTGGATATTTGAATATACATTAGCATTATGTAAAGAAATGTTAGGATATGTAAGAGGTAAATATAGTACAGTTCCAATTCCAGGGGCAGATGTAACATTAAACCAAAGTGATTTAATAACTGCTGCTACAGCAGAAAAAGAAGCACTAATAGATAGATTAAGAGCATATCTTGATGAAACCTCAAGAGAAAAATTATTAGAAAGAAGAACACAAGAATCTGACTTTTTAGAAAAAGAATTAGGTAGAGTACCCTTTACAATTTATATAGGATAATATGGCATTATTTGGAGCTGCAAGAGACATAAGTTTACTTAGAACTGTAAACCGTGAGTTGATGGGAAATGTAATTTCCCAACAAGCAGCTTTCTATAAATTTGAATTAGAAGAAACTAAAACTAATATCTATGGTGAAGCTTCTGGGACTAAATTTTATATGGGTCCTGTTTTATTAAATTGTTTAATAGAAAGAGAAGACCAAACTAATCCTGATACTGAATATGGGGTAGATTTTGAATGGAATATTCAATTTAGATTTTTAAGAGATGATTTATTAGGTAAGGCAAAAGATTTTAATGTTGATACTGCATTATACGGAGCTGATTTAGTACCACAAGCAGGAGATATTATATTATATAATAAATCATATTTTGAGGTAGATGATACAAATGCTAATAGATATTTTGTAGGTAAAAACCCAGATTATCCTAATATGGTAAACCCATTTGAAGGAGATCTTGATAAATTTGGATGGAATCAACAAATTATCTGTAATACTCATTATGTTCCATCTGATAAAGTAGGAATAACATTACAAAGATTATAATGGCGCAAAAACAAAATAAACCAACCCCAAAATCCCAAAAAGAGATATCAAATAGTTTGATAAAACCTTATGATCCTCAAATGGGTAATCCTAATTTATCTACTGTTCCTAATAGAGGTACACAACTTTCTTGGAGGGGAGATAGCACAAAACCATTTACAGTTGGTATACAAGATATTGATGAAGCCATTATTTATTATTTTAAAAATGTAATTCAACCTTCTGTAGTTCAAAATGGTGAACGCATTGAAGTTCCAATTATATATGGTTCACCGGAAAGATGGAAATCGTTCCAAAAAGACGGTAAATACCGCGATAAAAACGGTAAAATAATGTTCCCTATGATCATGTTTAAACGTGATAATATTCAAAAAGTAAGAAGCATAGGTAATAAAATAGATTCTAATAACCCTAATAATTTTGGTATTTTCCAAAAAGGATATTCTGGACAAAATGCTTATGATAATTTTACCGTATTAAATAATAGAATACCTACAAAGCAATTTGTAGCTGTTGTTTATCCTGATTATGTAAATATTACATATAGCTGCGCTATATCTACATATTATGTAGATCAAATGAACAAAATAGTTGAAGCAATTAATTATGCTTCTGATTCATATTGGGGAGATCCTGAACGTTTTAAGTTTAGGGCAATGATTAATGATTATACTAATGTAGTAGAAACTACTAAAGGGGCAGAAAGATCAGTAAAGACAACATTTAATATAAAATTAAACGGATATATAATACCAGAAGTAGTACAAAAATCACTAGTTTCTGTAAGTAAATTTAATGAAAAATCAAAAATAATATTTTCTATGGAAGTTATTGAAAATGAAGAATTCTTTGAGGGTACTAATGATGGTGGTAGAATAGTAACTACTGATGTTTCTAACCAAGAAGCTAAAAAAAGAACTACAACTATATCTTAGTTTTAATATTTATACCCAAATACAAAGATTTATAAATGGCCAATATAAGATTTTTAGACCAAGTACCAATAGCTTCATTTCAAGGTCAAGGAAGCAATAATGGCGAATCAGGACAATCTGGTTCTTCAGGTTCTGCAGGTAGCTCAGGTTCTACTGGTAGTTCTGGGGGATCAGGCTCTTCAGGCTCTTCAGGCTCTTCAGGCTCATCTGGGTCTTCAGGTACTTCAGGAACATCAGGTTCTGCAGGTACTACGGGTTCATCAGGTTCTTCTGGTAGTGCTGGTACTTCAGGTAATATTGGCTCTTCAGGTCAAGCAGGTACTTCAGGATTAAGTGGATCAAATGGATCATCAGGTTCAAGTGGATTTTCAGGAACAACTGGTACATCAGGTACAAGTGGTGGAGCTTCTGGTTCATCTGGAACTGGAGGATCATCAGGTGAATCAGCTTTAGCAAGTTCATCAGGTTCATCTGGTAGTTCAGGTTCATCTGGTGAAGTAGGACAAGCAGGAGAAAGTAAAACATCAGGAACTAGTGGTTCTTCAGGTACTACAGGTTCAGCAGGTGAAGCAGGAGGAAGCAACCAAAGTGCTACTTCAGGAACATCAGGTTCATCAGGTAGTACTGGAGATGCAGGTCAATCAGGATCTTCAGGTTCTGCTGGTACTTCAGGTACTTCAGGAGAAAATGGTTCAAATGGTCAATCAGGTACATCTGGTGAATCCGGAACAACAGGTACTGTAGGTTCAAGTGGTGGAAGTGATACATCAGGTAGTTCAGGTTCATCTGGTAGTTCAGGTTCAGCAGGTCAAGCTGGTCAAGGTGGTACAAGTGGTACTGCAGGATCAAGTGGTACAACAGGTTCAGTAGGCGCAGCAGGTGAAAGTAATTTAAGTGCTACTAGTGGAACTAGTGGTTCTTCAGGAACAACAGGAACTGCTGGTTCTTCAGGTAATGGAGGAGAAAGTGAAGAAAGTGGTACATCAGGTACATCAGGTACAAGCGGTACTACAGGTTCAGCTGGAGATGGAGGTCAAGGTAATTTAAGTAATACATCAGGTACTTCTGGTTCAAGTGGTACTACAGGTTCAGCAGGTGAAGCCGGACAAAGCGGAGAAAGTAAAACATCAGGATCAGCAGGTTCAAGTGGTACAACAGGTTCTTCAGGAACAGGTGCAGGAGCAGGTAGTTCAGGTGCTAGTGGTACATCAGGTGTATCTGCAACATCAGGTTCAAATGGTAGTTCAGGTGCAAATGGTTCAAGTGGTAATTCAGCTACTTCAGGAACTTCAGGATCAACAGGTACTAATGGATCTGCGGGTGAAGATGGTTTTAGTGGGTTTAGTGGATCATCAGGTACTTCAGGGACATCAGGTTCTGTAGGTACTTCAGGTGATGATAGCACATCAGGTTCATCAGGAACTTCTGGTTCATCAGGTAGTTCAGGAGTAAATGGTACAAGTGGAGATAGTAAAACATCAGGCACATCAGGCACCTCAGGTACTACAGGTACAACAGGTAGTGCTGGTTTAAGTAATGAAAGTAAAACATCTGGAACTAGTGGCTCCTCAGGTTCATCTGGTTCTTTAGGAACTGCAGGTGAAAGTAATTTAAGTCAAACATCAGGTACAAGTGGTACTTCAGGTACTACAGGTTCAGCAGGAGATGCTGGAGCAAGCAATCAAAGTGCTACCTCAGGAACATCAGGTTCTTCAGGTACTACAGGTACAGCAGGTAGTCTTGGAGAAAGTGGTAATTCAGCTACTTCAGGTACTGCTGGTTCCTCAGGTACAACAGGTTCTTCAGGAACAGGTGCTGGAGCAGGTACAAGTGGTGAATCAGGTACTTCAGGTATAAGTGCTACTTCAGGTTCAGCTGGTACTTCAGGTTCACAAGGAGCTGATGGAGTAGCAGGTACAAGTGGTGAAAGTGGTACTTCAGGAACATCTGGTTCAAATGGTAGTTCAGGTACAACTGGTAATGCTGGTACAGCAGGTGAAAGTAATATAAGTGATACAAGTGGTACTTCAGGTACTTCAGGTACAACAGGTTCAGCAGGAGATGCTGGAGCAAGTAATTTAAGCAATACAAGTGGTACATCAGGTACTACAGGTTCAAATGGAGAAGCAGGTCAAGGTGGTGAAAGTAGAACATCAGGTACTTCAGGCTCTTCAGGTACAACAGGATCAACGGGAGCTGCAGGTGAAAGTGAATTAAGTGCTACTTCAGGCACAAGCGGTTCATCAGGTACTACAGGCTCAGCAGGTGAAGCTGGTCAAAGTGGAGAAAGTAAAACATCAGGTACTGCAGGTTCAAGTGGTACAACAGGTTCTTCAGGAACGGGTGCAGGAGCAGGTACAAGTGGTGAATCAGGTACTTCAGGTATAAGTGCTACTTCAGGTTCTTCAGGTTCTTCAGGTTCACAAGGAGCTGGAGGAGTAGGAGGTAATAGTGCTACTTCAGGAACTTCTGGTTCAAGTGGTACAACTGGATCATCAGGTGATGCAGGTTCAAGTGAAGAAAGTAATACATCAGGCACATCAGGTACAAGCGGTTCAAATGGTACTGCTGGAGATGGAGGTCAAAGTGCATTAAGCAGTACTTCAGGAACTTCTGGTTCAACAGGTAGTTCAGGAATTGCAGGTCAAGGTGGTGAAAGTACTACTTCAGGTACTTCAGGTTCATCAGGAACAACAGGTTCAAATGGTGAAGCTGGTCAAGGTGGTGATAGTAAAACATCAGGAACATCAGGTTCTTCAGGTACTACGGGTTCAGCAGGTGAAGCAGGAGCAAGTAATTTAAGTGCTACTAGTGGAACTAGTGGTTCATCAGGAACAACAGGTTCAAATGGTGAAGCTGGTCAAGGTGGTAATAGTAAAACATCTGGTACTTCAGGTACATCTGGATCTACAGGAACTGCAGGATCACATGGAGCAAGTAACCAAAGTATGACTTCAGGTACTTCTGGTTCAAGTGGTACAACAGGTTCAGCAGGTGAAGCTGGAGAAAGTGGTGATAGTAAAACATCGGGTACATCAGGCACATCAGGAACAACAGGTAGTGTAGGTGAAGCAGGTGCTAGTAATTTAAGTCAAACATCAGGAACTAGTGGTTCTTCAGGTACAACTGGTTCAGCAGGTGCAGCTGGTGAAAGTAATATAAGTAATACATCAGGAACAGCAGGATCAAGTGGTACAACAGGTTCTTCAGGAACTGGAGCTGGTTCTGGTACTTCAGGTGCTAGTGGCACTTCAGGTATCTCAGCAACATCAGGTTCTTCAGGTACTTCAGGTTCACAAGGAGCTGATGGTGTAGCAGGTACAAGTGGGGAAAGTAAAACATCAGGTACTTCTGGATCAACAGGAAGTTCAGGTACAAGTGGTGTTGATGGTACATCTGGGGAAAGTAGTTTAAGTAAAACATCAGGAACTTCAGGATCATCAGGTACAACAGGTTCAGCAGGTGAAGCAGGTGCTAGTGCATTAAGTAAAACAAGTGGTACAAGTGGTACTTCAGGTACTACAGGTTCAGCAGGAGATGCTGGAGCAAGTAATTTAAGTGCTACTAGTGGGACTAGTGGATCATCAGGTACAACTGGTTCAGCAGGTGAAGCAGGTGAAAGTAATTTAAGCCAAACTTCAGGTACTTCAGGTTCATCAGGAACAACTGGTTCAGCAGGAGATGCTGGAGCAAGTGCTTTAAGTGCTACCTCAGGTACAAGTGGTACTACAGGTTCAAATGGTAATGCTGGTCAAGGTGGTGAAAGTAAAACATCAGGAACTTCTGGTTCAAGTGGTACAACAGGTTCAGCAGGTGAAGCAGGTGCTAGTAATTTAAGTAGTACTTCAGGTACTGCAGGTACAAGTGGTACTACAGGTTCAAGCGGTACAGGAGCAGGTTCAGGTACAAGTGGTGAATCAGGTACTTCAGGTATTTCAGCTACATCAGGATCATCAGGAACAACAGGTTCAAATGGTACTGCTGGAGATGGAGGACAAAGTGCATTAAGTAATACTTCAGGTACAAGTGGTACTACAGGTTCAAATGGTAATGCTGGTCAAGGTGGTGAAAGTAAAACATCTGGTACTTCAGGTTCATCAGGTACAACAGGTTCAGCAGGAGATGCTGGAGCAAGTAATTTAAGTAAAACATCAGGAACTAGTGGTTCTTCAGGAACAACAGGTTCAGCAGGTGAAGCTGGTGAAAGTGAATCTAGTGCTACAAGTGGTACATCTGGTACCACGGGTTCATCAGGAAATGCAGGTCAAGGTGGTGAAAGTAAAACATCAGGAACTAGTGGTACTTCAGGTTCAACTGGTAATGCAGGTGTAGCAGGAGAAAGTGGTTTAAGTGCTACTTCAGGAACTAATGGTTCAAATGGTACTACTGGAAATAATGGAAATGCTGGTCAATCAGGTTTAAGTAAAACATCAGGTACAAATGGTACTTCAGGTTCAACAGGTGCTTCAGGAAATGCTGGACAAAGTGGATTAAGTAAAACCTCAGGTACTTCAGGTACTAATGGTTCAAATGGAAATAATGGTAATGCAGGTCAATCAGGTGTTAGTGCTACTTCAGGTACAAATGGTTCAAATGGTACAACAGGTGCTGCAGGTAACGCAGGGCAAAGTGGATTAAGTGCTACATCAGGTACAAATGGTTCAAACGGAACTACAGGCGCAGCTGGAAATGCTGGTCAATCAGGTTTAAGCAAAACATCAGGTACAAATGGTACCTCAGGTACTACAGGTAACTCAGGTACTTCAGGTAACGCAGGACAAAGTGGATTAAGCAAAACCTCAGGTACAAACGGTACTTCAGGTTCAACAGGAAATAATGGAAATGCTGGTCAATCAGGAGCAAGTGCTACTTCAGGAACTAATGGTTCAAATGGTACTACAGGAGCAGCTGGAAACGCTGGTCAATCAGGTTTAAGTAAAACTAGTGGTACAAACGGTACCTCAGGTACTACAGGTAACTCAGGTACTTCAGGTAATGCTGGTGGTTCAGGTTTAAGCAAAACCTCAGGTACAAATGGTACTTCAGGTACAACAGGTAATAATGGAAATGCTGGTCAATCAGGTTTAAGCAAAACCTCAGGTACTAATGGTACAAATGGTTCAACAGGAGCAGCTGGAGTAGCAGGACAAAGTGGTGCAAGTAAAACCTCAGGAACTAATGGTTCAAATGGTACTACAGGAGCAGCAGGTAATGCTGGTCAAAGTGGGGTAAGTAAAACTTCAGGTACAAATGGTACATCAGGTACTACAGGTAACTCAGGTACTTCAGGTAACGCAGGAGGTTCAGGTTTAAGTAAAACAAGTGGTACAAATGGTACTTCAGGTACAACTGGAAATACTGGAGCAGCTGGTCAATCAGGTTTAAGTAAAACCTCAGGTACAAATGGTACAAATGGTTCAACAGGTAATAATGGTAATGCAGGTCAATCAGGAGCAAGTAAAACCTCTGGAACTAATGGTTCAAATGGTACAACAGGTGCTGCAGGAAACGCTGGTCAATCAGGCTTAAGTAAAACAAGTGGTACAAATGGTACTAGTGGTACAACAGGTAATGCAGGAGGTTCAGGCTTAAGCAAAACAAGTGGAACTAATGGTACTTCAGGTACTACAGGTAACAATGGTAATGCTGGTCAAAGTGGAGCAAGTAAAACTTCAGGTACTAATGGTACAAATGGTTCAACAGGTGCTGCTGGAGCAGCAGGACAAAGTGGTGTAAGCAAAACTTCAGGTACTAATGGTTCAAACGGAACTACAGGTAATGCTGGAGCAGCTGGTCAATCAGGTTTAAGTAAAACAAGTGGTACTAATGGTACTAGTGGTACAACAGGTAATTCAGGTACTTCAGGTAATGCAGGAGGTTCAGGTCTAAGTAAAACTTCAGGTACAAACGGTACTTCAGGTACAACAGGTAATGCAGGAGGTTCAGGTTTAAGCAAAACTTCAGGTACAAATGGTACTTCGGGTACAACAGGTAATAATGGAGCAGCAGGACAAAGTGGTTCAGGAGCATTTACATCAGGTACAAGTGGTACTGCAGGTACTTCGGGTGTAAGCCGTACTAATGGTACTTCAGGTAAAAATGGTACTTCAGGTACTACAGGTGCTACAAACGGTACTTCAGGACAAAGTAAAACCTCAGGTACTTCAGGTACTTCAGGAAATTCAGGAACTACCGGGGTTAATGCTACTAGTGGAGCAGCTAATAAAACTTCAGGTACTTCAGGTACTTCAGGTTCAAATGGTACTACAGGTAATAAGGGGGCTTCAGGTGCAAGTCGAACTTCAGGTACATCAGGTACAAACGGTACTTCAGGTAATAATGGTGTAAGTGGTTCAGGATCATTTACATCAGGTACAAGTGGTACAGCAGGTACCTCAGGACAAAGCAAAACTTCAGGTACCTCAGGTAAAAATGGTACTTCAGGAACAACTGGATCAACAGCAGGTACTTCAGGTGCAAGTAAAACTACAGGAACTTCAGGAACTTCAGGAACTTCTGGTACTACAGGGGTAAAAGGAACAAGTGGTTCAGGATCCTTTACTTCAGGTACATCAGGTACATCAGGTACAAATGGTACTGCAGGTAATCATGGTGTAAATGGTGTAAGCCGTACTTCAGGTACATCAGGTACAAACGGTTCTTCAGGTAACGCAGGTACAAATGGACAAAGCGGAAATAATGGTACTTCAGGTACAACAGGTGTTGCAGGAACTTCAGGTACAAGTATAAATGGTACAAGTGGTATTAGTGGTGGTGCATTTGCAAACTCCCCAGATTTCTTAGTTAAAACCGATTCGGCAACTCAAGTATCATCAGTTAGTTTTGTTACAGTTAATAATACTACTAACGTAATGACAGTTAGTGGTGAATTAAGAGCAACAGGTGATATTATTGCATTCTATTCATCAGATAGAAGATTTAAAGATAATGTAACTCCTATTACCAATTCATTAGAAAAACTTAACCAAATTGGTGGGTATGAGTTTGATTGGAATAATAAACAATCTTCATATACAGGACATGATGTTGGAGTTATTGCCCAAGAAATTGAAAAAGTATTACCTGAATTAGTAAATACTAGAGATAATGGGTATAAAGCAGTTAAATACGAAAAATTAGTAGCACTGTTAATTGAAGCTATTAAAGAATTAAATACTAAAATAGATAATAAATAATGCCTTTAGGAACAACGGATTTATTTTTAAGAGGTGATGCTACTAATAATGGTCTTTATAAAGAAATGGGAAAACAGTTTAACCAAAACAACGTTTCTTTAGGACAAGCCCAATATGGGCATAACGACTACTCAGGTACTCCCTCATTTGCTACTGTTGGTGGTTCCGGGACTCAAGTTAATATGAGTTCTTGGCAAAATTATGATCATGATGCTATGACATTCCGTTTTTCACCCCCAGTTACAGCAGATGCTGAAACATATCAAGATCTTAACCCTGATTATTTTGGAGTTAATGGTGGGGGAGTTCCCTATACCAATAATGGGGGTAATCCAGGCACCCCAACAAACACTTGGGATTATCCAGGTTTAGGTTCATTTGCTTATGGTCAATATGATCCAGTTTCCGCAGGGGAATCTTATAAACAAGGACAAAGTGGAACTATGGTAATGTGTGGTTGGCTTTTCTTTAATGAGAATGGTTCTGGTCAAACATCAGTTTTAGGAAATGATATACCTCATGGAGGGGTTAGAGATTATAGGGGTTATAGAATGGATGTTACTACATCAAATCGCATAAGAGTCTTACGAGGAGATGGTGGTGGTACTAGTTCTACTAATAGAAGGACTTTTCAATCTTCTGGTACTGTAGAACTAAGTGCATGGAATTTTGTAGTTTGGCAAGGTAAAGATAATAGTACTACTATTGGAACTACCTCTAATTATATGTACATTTGGAACATACAGAATGGTTGGCAAGCAGGTGCTAGTTTTTTATCTGGAACCGGAGGTTCATTAGATTATCAAAGTGAAGATCCTTGGACAGTATCCCCTATGGCAGCAGGAGCTAGAGAATGGATGGGTATTTATGGAGGGTGGTATGTATTTAATACAGATCAACCATCAGCAAATATGATAGATTTAAAAGATGCAACAAGATCATATTACGGAGTTTAATTATGGGAGTTTTAACAAATTTAAATAGTGGTTCTCTTATTCAATTTGAAGAAGAAGATATGGATGTTTGGGGGTATAATGGTTCTATCCTTCAACAATATTATACTGGTAGTCTAACAGAAAATGAATTACCAGTAATTAATTTAAATGAAAACTATATCACTTTAGATTGGGGAAATGGTAGTACAAGTACCCTCTATGATGGGGATTTTATTTGGGTTGAACCCTAACTTGGCTTAATAAAAAATAAAAATAATATGATAAAATCAACACCTGAAATAGAAGAAAAAATAAAAACTAGTGGTAAACCAGTTATAAGATTAACTTTAGAAGAATTTTCACAATCAACCTTTATAAGTAATGAAGAATTAAGAAAAAAACTCCTTAAAAAATCTACTAAAAAATAATTTTTTATTCTTAAATAAGATTTGGAGGGGCTAACGCCCTTTCTTATTTTAATATTTATCACCATAAAATAAATCAATTGACCTTAAATGGCTGAAAAGAGAAAATTTTCCAGTAGACGAGATTCACCAGGACAATCAGTTTTTAAACAAGATTTGTTCCTTTTAAGTGTCCCTACAGGTTCTACTTCAGATCCAGGAACAGATAGAGTTTTAGCTACTGATAAAGATGGTCGTGTAGTTTCAGTTATAGGAGGATCTGGAGGTGGTGGTGGATCAAATGGTACATCAGGTTCATCAGGAGGTAATGTAACTTCTGGAACTTCAGGAACATCAGGTACTGCAGGTTTAAGTAGAACCTCAGGTTCTTCAGGTATAGGGGGCACATCAGGTTCTAATGGTAATTCAGGTACATCAGGTACTCAAGGTAATTCAACAACTTCAGGTTCTTCAGGCTCAGCTGGTGCTGGAGGTATATCAAATACATCAGGTACTTCAGGTTCAACAGGTACTTCAGGTACAGTAGGTGCAAGTGGTTCTTCAGGAGAATCAGGAACATCTGGTACTTCAGGAAGTACTTCAGGTTCATCAGGAACATCATTTACATCAGGTACTTCAGGTTCAAATGGTACTTCAGGTATAAGTGGAGCTTCAGGTTCAAGTAAAACATCAGGTTCAACTGGTACAAGTGGTACAATAGGTGCAAGTGGTTCTTCAGGAGAATCAGGTACTTCAGGTTCAGGAGGATCTTCAGGTGTAGGAGGTACTTCAGGTACTTCTGGTACAAGTGGCTCAACAGGTACAAGTGGTATTTCAGGAGCTTCAGGTTTAAGTAAAACATCAGGTTCAACTGGTACTTCGGGTACAATAGGTGCTTCAGGTTCTTCAGGTGAAAGTGGCACATCAGGTTCAGGAGGATCTTCAGGTATAGGTGGTACAGCAGGTACTTCAGGTACATCAGGATCTACAGGTACTTCTGGTATAGCAGGAGCTTCAGGATTAAGTAAAACATCAGGTTCAACAGGTACTTCAGGTACAGGGGGTGCTTCAGGTTCTTCAGGAGAATCAGGCACATCAGGTTCAGGAGGTTCTTCAGGTGTAGGAGGTACAGCAGGTACTTCTGGTACAAGTGGTTCTACAGGTACTTCAGGTATAGCAGGTGCTGCAGGATCAAGTAAAACATCAGGTACTTCAGGTTCAACTGGTACAAGTGGTACAGTAGGTGCAAGTGGTTCTTCAGGTGAATCAGGCACTTCAGGTTCTTCAGGTGTAGGAGGTACTTCAGGTACTTCAGGTACAAGTGGTTCAACAGGTACTTCAGGTATAGCAGGTGTTGCAGGTGGAAGTGCTACTTCAGGTACATCAGGTTCAACAGGTACTTCAGGTACAGTAGGTGCTTCAGGTTCTTCAGGTGAAAGTGGTACATCAGGTTCTTCAGGTGTAGGAGGTACTTCAGGTACAGCGGGTACATCAGGATCTACAGGTACAAGTGGTATAGCAGGTGCTGCAGGTTCAAGTAAAACAAGTGGTACAAGTGGTTCAACAGGTACTTCAGGTACAGTAGGTGCAAGTGGTTCTTCAGGAGAATCAGGTACTTCAGGTTCAGGAGGATCTTCAGGTGCTAATGGTACTTCCGGAAAGTCAGGTACATCAGGTTCAACAGGTACTTCTGGTATTTCAGGGGCATCTGGTTCAAGTAAAACATCTGGTTCTTCAGGTTCAACAGGTACTTCAGGTACAGTAGGTGCTTCAGGTTCTTCAGGTGAAAGTGGTACATCAGGTTCTTCAGGAACTGCAGGAACAACAGGTGCTTCTCGTACATCAGGAAAATCAGGAACATCAGGTTCTTCAGGTACATCAGGTACAACAGGAGCATCAAGAACTTCAGGAAATTCAGGTACTTCAGGTACAAGTGGTTCTACAGGTTCTTCAGGTGCAAGCCAAACATCAGGCACTTCAGGTACATCAGCATCTACAGGTACTTCTGGTATTTCAGGGGCATCTGGTTCAAGTAAAACATCTGGTTCTTCAGGAACTTCAGGTACAACTGGTGCATCAAGAACTTCAGGAAAATCAGGTACTTCAGGTTCTTCAGGAACTTCAGGTACAACTGGTGCATCAAGAACATCAGGTAAAAGTGGTACTTCTGGTTCATCAGGTACATCAGGTACTACAGGTGCTTCTCGTACATCAGGAAATTCAGGTACTTCAGGTACAAGTGGTTCTACAGGTTCTTCGGGTGCAAGCAAAACTTCAGGTACTTCAGGTACAAGTGGTTCTACAGGTACTTCTGGTATTTCAGGAGCTTCAGGATTAAGTAAAACATCAGGTACAAGTGGTTCTACAGGTACTTCAGGTACAGTAGGTGCAAGTGGTTCTTCAGGAGAATCCGGCACATCAGGTTCAGGAGGTTCTTCAGGTGTAGGAGGTACAGCAGGTACTTCTGGTACAAGTGGTTCTACAGGTACAAGTGGTATAGCAGGTGTTTCAGGTTCAAGTAAAACATCTGGTTCATCAGGTACATCAGGTACTACAGGTGCTTCTCGTACATCAGGAAAAGCAGGAACATCAGGTTCTTCAGGTACTGCAGGTACAACTGGAGCTTCAAAAACATCAGGTAAATCAGGAACATCTGGTTCTTCAGGTACTTCAGGTACAACAGGTGCTTCTCGTACATCTGGTAAAAATGGAACTTCAGGATCAAGTGGTACTGCAGGTACAACTGGGGCTTCAAAAACATCAGGTAAAAGTGGATCATCTGGATCAACAGGTACTTCAGGTTTGGGGGGTAATTCAGGTGGTTCTAATACATCAGGAACTACAGGTACTGCTGGTACATCTGGACAATCTAATACTTCAGGAGCTTCCATTCAAGGTTCAAATGGTACTTCAGGTTCGGGTTCACCAGGTACATCAGGTACAAGTGGTAGTGGTGGAGGTGGTACACCTCACTCATTCACAGCAGCATCAAACAACCCTGATGTATGGGGATTTTTTGAACCAGAGGTTCCTGATAATACAGGTTTAATAGCTAGAGGATGGGTAATAGTACAAATTGGAGGTATTGATTATTATCTACCAGCATGGATTCAACCATAGTATATTATAATTTGGATATGTATAAATAAGTTATTATATTATTATTAAAATTAGTTTTATGAAAAAATTGCTTTGTATAGCACCTCATTTATCAACAGGAGGGTTACCACAATATCTTACTAAAAAAGTAGAATTAATAAAAGATGAATTTGAAATTTATTTAATTGAATGGGATAATTTAACTGGAGGTGTTCTAGTTGTTCAAAAAAATCGTTTACAGGAAATGATTCCATCTGAACGTTTTTTTGTTTTAGGTGAAGATAAAACTGAACTTTTTAATATTATAGATAAGATTCAACCTGATGTAATTCATTTAGAAGAAATCCCTGAGTATTTTATGGATTTTGAAATTGCTAAAAAATTATACAATCAAAATAGATCTTATTCTTTAATAGAAACATCTCATGATTCCTCAATGGACACAAATAATAAAATATTCTTCCCAGATAAATTTATTTTTGTATCAGAGTGGCAAAAAGAACAATATA